GTTTGGAACGGATTTTGAGTTTTACGGCGGAGACGAGATCAAAATTTTCATCTCGGTTTTGTAGGGCGACGCATGAAATTTATAAACGGCGAGTAATTTTTCGCCGTCGCGATAAAATTTGCCCGCGAGATGCTAAAATTCCTTGCTCGCAAAAGCCACGCAGAGCGTAAAACGCTGCTGCTTTATAAAATTTCATCCATAAAGCGGTAAAATTCCGTGCCCAAAACTACGCACGAAAGCAAATTTTATGCCCAAAGCTGCACCGAGTCGTACCTTAAGCCGTGGATTTAAAACAAAATCTAAATTTGCGCCGTTAAATTTCAACCCCCGCTCGCAAAATCAGGCGAAATTTCACGCGGAATTTCATTTTTAAATCTGTTATTAAGCCATTTTTGGCTTAAATTACATTTTCATTCGGGTAGATGTCCGAGCGGTCGAAGGAGCGCGCCTCGAAAGCGCGTAAGGCGTCAGCCTTCTAGGGTTCGAATCCCTATCTACCCGCCATCACTTCGAAACAATCACAAACAATCGAAAACTTTCGCAGACATTATAACTCGATTTTAACGTAGTTTTAAAGCAAATTTTCATAAAATCACAAACAATGATTAACAATCGAAAATAATCGCAGACAAAATTTATAGCTGACTTTTTTACTGCCTAAATGTAAATTCCGGCAGTAAATTTTAAATTTAGTCAGTAAAAAGGATTTGAAATGCCTAAGTTATCGGTTCCGCTAACCGCAGCGCAGCTAAAGAATTTAAAGCCCAAAGATAAACCCTACTTCGTCGGCGACGGCAGTAACCTACTTATAAAAATAATGCCTAGCGGGGCTAAATTTTTCATTTATGAGTATAAACAGGGCGCGAAGTATAAAAGGACGACGATCGGGCGCGTGGGCGAGATGAGCCTTGCGGAGGCTAGGCAGAAAAAGAGCGAGCTAAAAATGAGGGTTAAAACGAGCGATAAAATAACCTTTCGCGAGGCCTTTGAGGAATGGATCAAAACGAAGAGTAAAATCAGCCCTAAGCAGCTGTTTTGGATAAATAGGCGGTTTGAAAGCCTCCTTTTGCCGACGCTCGGGAGTATGCAGATAGCGGATATCGGCAGAAAGGATATTATAGGAGCCCTCTCTCCCCTGCTCTCGGATGAAAAGCAAGAAACCGCGAAAAAGGTGCTCGGCGCGCTAAACGGCTTTTATAAATTCGCCCTGCTTCACGAATATGTAGATCACAATATCATCGCGGACATTGATAAGGCCACGCTCATAGGCAGGCGGCAGATTAGACATTTTGCGTATTTTAAGGATGAGTCGGAGATAAGAAATTTGATAAAAGCGGTAAAGGGGTATTTTGGAAATGAGAGGATAAAAGTATGCGCGCTATTTATGCTATACACGGCAGTACGCGGAGAGAATGCCCGCCTTGCTACGTGGGATGAGATAAAAGGAGATATGTGGAAAATCCCCGCAAGCAAAATGAAAAACGGTAAAGATCACGAGGTGTTTTTAAGCTCTAGCGTCCGGAAAATGCTCTCGGATTATCGCGCGAGCTCACCGCTGCAAAGCGAGTTTATCTTTCCATCGATCAAATCAAACGTCAGGCCGATCAGCGATAATACGGTGCGCTCTATGCTGCGAAATTTAGGTTTTTCAAACGAGATGATTACGCCGCACGGATTTCGCGCGACATTCAGCACGATCTGCCACGAAAAGCAAGACGAGCACGGGCAAAACTCCGACGTAATCGAGCTATGCCTCGCGCACGTAGAAAAAAATAAGGTAAAAGACGCTTATAACCACGCCAAAAATTTAAAGCAGCGCGCGGTGTTGATGCAGTGGTGGAGCGACTTTTTAGATGGGCTTTAAGCGCTTTTGCCCGCCTTGTAAGCTTTGATAGAACTTAGCGAATAATAAATCACTTTCGCATTCACCTTATTGGCGACTATTTTCCCCGCCTTTGTAAGCCTATAAAGGCTCATTTGAGATTTTAGTCCTAATTCTTTAAGCGCTTCGGCTTTTGTTATAAATTTATCATCCATTTTTTTTCTCCGCCAAAGCTTCGTCTAGCTTTTTATCCAATAGTTTCAATGCCTTATCGAAAGTATCGCTACCTTGCAGCTTTTCTATTCCTATCTGCCCTGCTTTTGCGCTAGCAGCGATATAAAGGGTGTTTTTGGACGGGTATAGAAAAGAAAGGATTATGATAGCGATTGACAGCTTAATTCCGTGCCATACTATTTTCTTTGTTCGGTCTCCAATGCCGATGTCGGCGAACATAAACAGGAAAAGCACAAGTGAAAAAAGAAGTATACCACCAACTACTAACAGAATGCACATTTTATCCGACAGATCAGCCAAGTATATTAACAATAAAATTTCATTCATTTTTCGATCCTTTTTAAAATTTTCCTCAACTGCTTTAAATTTAGCTCAAACAGCCTTTTATGGATTTTCTCCACGAGCGCGCCTTTTTCATTATGCTTCTGCGCGAAATCGTCGATTTTGGCTAGCATCTCGCGCTCTTTTTCTCGGTCGGGGCTACTCATTTTATATCCTTCATTTTTTGTATTATCATATCCATTTTATTGGCATCGAACCGACAATATACTATCAGCACAAAAACAATTATGCTGATGATAAACATAACGTATGGTGTAAATATACCACCCACCAAAGACAGCGGCTTTATCTTGCTTTTTATTTGTAGTTCGTAGGGGGGATAGGGAGTATAATGCAAGAGCATACATCGTAAACGCGTAGCAATTCAGCGTTATACCCCAAAATATGAAATTTAGCATTCTATTCTCCTTTCTCTTTAAATTTTGCAGAAGCAATCTTTTAGGGGCTCATCATCAAATGACAAAGAGCCTTGCCTGCTTAGGCGGATAAATTCTGCCTCCATATCCGCGCAGGTTAAATTCCCTGCAAACCACGATGTATTAAGCACGTGCTCGCCGCTATCTCGCATAGTCAAAAGCTCAGCTTCGATCCGCTTCATATACTCCCATTCAGGTTTGAAGTTTTTCCATACCTGATAGAAGGCGCGCTTTGACTGCGCGGGGCAAAAGTAGCAGCCCGTGCGGCTGAAGTATCGATATAGCGGGTTTTCCATCTCACGCTCTTTCAGATATATCGTGCAGTCTGCTTCGCTCATATTGTAGTCGTCGATGAGCGGATACAAAAACTCATTGCCGTCCATTCTGCGACGGGTTTCGTCTGTGGTGTAGCCGATATAGATCTTATATTCGTCGAAGTTCTGCGCCTTTAGCCAACGCTTAAACGGCGCAACTTTCGCCTCTCTCCGCCACGCACAAAAGCCCTGCGTCTGCGGAGCGGGGAGTCCTCTAATAGCACCCTTGTTTTCACCCCTGCTTATGCGTCCAAAAACGCACTCCTCAAAGCTCATAGCGGGCTTTAAAATTGTGATCTCTTTGCCATATCGCGCCTTAAAATACTCGCCGAGCTTGGCGATGTATTCATACATAGCTGCAAATTCGTGCAGGGTGTCGTAAAAAACAATATGATCGAGTGGCTTTTTGTCGCGCAGTAGCAAATCTAGCATCGCCGTGCTATCCTTACCGCCCGAAAGGGTTGCTATATAGGTCATACTATTTTCCTCTCCTTTTTTTCTGGCAATCTAAATCCGAGCGCGTAAAGAGGTATAGCCGTTTCTCTTTCATTGGGACCGAGCACTTCGTTGCTAAGGTCGCTTTTTGTGTATCTAGCGTCTGTCATTTTCCACTCGCCATCTACGTCTTGGTATTCCCAATACCAAAGGACGTCATCGGCTTTGATGAAATCATCTGGGTCTATTCCCTCTATCATAGGGGATCCGACGCACCAAACTTCGGGATTGGCGATACCTTTTGAGCTTTTACACACTATCTCATCGCCTATTTTAAATTTAGGCTCTTTGGGTTTGATACGGTATTCGAATTTCTCCCAATTCCAAACCGGCAATCCTGCAAATGCCCATTCATCTTCTTCGCAATCTACGAGACGCCTCTCGATCTCCTCGCCCCTCGTATAGGCTTGCATAACCTCTATCTTTTCTTTTGTCGTCATTTTGTATCCTTTCATTTAATATGCTGCTGCTATTAATATTTGATCTCTCCACTCAAAAGCGGGGATGCTGAACGAAACCTCGTTAAAAAAGAACGAAAAGGTATTCATCTCGTCCTTTGTTAGGTGCGATAGGTCCAACGAGTTAGGGATTTTTACGAAATCCTCTCTTTTTACTTTTTGTTTCCATTCCTCCCCGGGGCAAACTTCAAACAGATTGATAATATTTGCATAGGGCTCGCCGCCGTAGTCTATGTGGATATCTACTATTTGCTCGGCCGAATACAGAAATTCGCATATAAATTTTCGGTCTAAAGAAATCAAGCCCGAGCTCCTATCTGTCATTTCATTAAAAGGTAAGCTCCTCCCAAGATAATATGGCAAATATTCCTTGCTTTGTGTTGCGCCGGTTGATTTGTGCGCCAAAAGAAAATCCAGCTTATCGTCCTTGAAGCCTTTCTCTGTTATAGTATTTGGATCAAATTTAACTATCTCTTCGATCCTCTTGTCCTTATCTTTGGGATCAATCCGCCTTATCTGTATTGACATCTGGCTGAGCATTTGGATATACGGACCAAGTTTTTGCTGCAAAGATAAATCCGCCCTGCGGAGCTCAATCAAAGAATTGAGCGTTTTTTCAACTAAAGGCAGCGCTCGGTCTAAAAATCCCGCCCAGTGATAATAGCAGCTTGACTGCACCTCGTTATTCTTTTTCAACTGGATTACAAGTCTTTGTCCCATTTTGTATCCTTTAAAATTTCTGGGTTCTCGTAGATGTTGCCGATGACTTCAAACTCATCTGGAGCGTTTTTGAATTCCTTTGTAATTGGATAATCCGGGTTTATTCCGCTCAAGTCGTGCATATAAAATCCGCAATCAAAGCGAATTTCATAAACGCGCAATCCCCACCTAACGAAGAAGCCCGTATAAATTTTCACGCCGTTTCTGTCTTTAAAACCGGCGAATTGCAATAATTCAATATCTTCGAAACCCGCCTCAAAATTTACAGCCGTTTCTTTATCCCAAAGCGTAGCTTCTTTGTTTGCGAAGTCGATACTTAGCGCCTCGTAAATTCGTCCATCGGCTTTCAAGAACGCTCTAAATTTAATCTCTTTCATCGTCCTCTCCTTCATACAGTTTCTTTATGGTTTGCTTTGCTTTTTCGACCTTTTCGGTTTGCCCTTTTTCATGATAAAACCGAAAGGTGATGTTGTCTAAAAACAAAAGATCGTATGTGATTGTTTTGGAGCATTTAAATTTTCCGCTCTCTGAAAAAGAAAATATCATAGTTCCAAAAGAGCTCTCTTGTATAAGGCGGAAAGGGAAGTCCTCCTGTATCTGCTCTCCGGCAATTTCAAAAAACGCCTTTTGCGCTTGTTTTTTCTTATCCTTGATCTTTACAAGCTTTCTTTGAAGCTCTTGCAACTCTGTTTTATAGCTCATTTTTTATCCTTTTATACGATAGTGTGCAAAGCCATAGCGCGCAGCAAGCTCTATTAGCGGTGCTTGTTGCTCGAAAGCGCAAAACACTATCATCGCGGGCGCTCGTCCAGCCTCTTTAGGCTCTTTGATTAACATTTTAGAGCAGAAGTGCATAAACTCGGCGACTTTAAAATTTTCATCCGTATCAAAGAAGCTTTTACCCACCAGTTTGCTTTCCCCATTTGCATTGTCGCCCCCCACATACCACACGGGGTTGCTAGCGTAAGCGTTGTTTCCTAGATTATAGGGGATGTCCGCGATCACTAGCTGCGCCTTGGGTATGCCGTAGCGCTTAAAATTTTGAAAATGATCGTTGTATAGTTTCACTCTGCACTTCCTTTTGCTCTATTTGCTTCTCTCATAGCCTCCCGCTCACGAGCCAGAAACTCTGTGCGCGCTTCCTCGCTCATTGCCAAAAGCGCCTCTAGGTTCTCGCACATTTTCTCTACTATCTTTCCGCCACGATGCCACTTGAAGCGCAAAAAGCGCTGAAGCACATTTAAGTGCGGCGAACCCGTGCCCTTGTGCGCTATCCAAGCAAGCTCATAATCGCCTGCAACTAATTCGATCGCCTCATAATAAAGCCGCTCTATTCGCTCTTTCAGTGCAGGCGTGATCGGATCTTTAAAGGCTAGATAGTAGTGCTCCGTCTCTATCTGTAGCACTCTGCCTACTTTACGAAAGCGATCCGTGCGTCCGATCTTTCGGTCTTTACTAGCCTGCACGTCTATCACGTAGAGCTTTTTACCCTCGCGCCTTGCGAATTCTCTAGCATTCATCCACATAGGGCTCTCTTTGCGCGAAATATTCCGCGTCGTCTATCTCTCTGTCATACGCCGCGTCAGCTCCGTAATCCTCCCACCATTGCGCCTCTGCTGCGGCGCGCCATTCATCGAAGTCGCCGTATTCGTTTAGCCATTCTGCATCATTCATAGCTTCCTCCTTAAAACGGGATCGTGTCGTTGCCGTCATCGTATTTATCGGCGGCAGGCTTTCCCGCTCTGCTTTGCGTTCCGCCGCTTTGAGCGTAGTTTTGCGTGCTGCCGCTTTGGTTATTCTGCCCGCCCTGATTGCTGCCTAGCATCTCTAGGCTCTCTACCTCTACTACGTGTTTACTGCGGTTTTGTCCGCTTTGATCTTGCCACTGCTCCAGCTTTAGCCGCCCCTCTACGGCAAGCTTTGAGCCTTTACGTAGGTATTGATTTGCGACCTCTGCCGTGCGCCCGAAAAATTTAACGTCAATAAAGCAGGTCTCCTCCATAGTTTCCCCTTGCGCGTTCTTAAATTTTCTCGTTACGGCGATACCCGCGTTTCCGACGCAATATCCGCTCTGCGTGTATCTTAGCTCGATATCGCGAGTTAAATTTCCGATTAAGACGACCTTATTCATTTCTTAACTCCTCCGCCAGCGCGTCAATCGCATTCGGATCGGCTAAATATGCCCTTGCTTCATCAGGGCTTAGCCTCTCCATCCGTTTTTCCGCTTCGATTTCGTCCACGCCTCTTGCTACTAGCTCGTTTTGTAGAGCGTCAAGCGGCAGCACTTCTTCGCCTACGTCTATCTCTAGCGGCGCGGCTTCGATGATCTCATCTGCAGGCTTTGCCTCTTTCTGCGCGGCTTTGGCTAGAAATTCATTTAAGCTTTGCGTCTGCTTTGCGATCTTGGTTTGCCCCTCTTTGATCGGCTCATTAGCCTCCTCATTTTCATCAATAGAATAGAGCCCCGAAATATCAAAAGCCTTGCGTAAAGCTTGGCTTTCGGCTACTTTTTTTAGCATCGTTTCAGGCTTTTCCGCCCAAAATTTAGTTATTCTTCCGTCGTTTGTCCTTTGGACATATTCGTCATATCTAACTTCCGCTTCAAAAGGGGTCTCGTGTCCTTTCTTATAGACCTGCGCGATAGCTACTAGCTCTTTTTTATTCTGCCACTCCCCATTTATGAAAACTGGCTTGTCTTTTAAAAAGCAGTCGCTCTTAATGCCGGCAAACTTGCCGCTTCTATGCGCCAAGGTTAAAAAGCTATCGCGCCCCGCGAGCGGTTCGATTTTAGAGTGCCACTCCCCATTTATTTTGGCTTTTCGCTCAACGAAAAATATCTGTTTTAAGATCGGGTTTAAATTAAAACTCTTGGCTACGGCTATGCAGTATTGCATATCGCTATCCGTCGCATTCGGCGGAAAAAATTGTTTTCTTATAATCCTTTTGTTCTCGTCGCTTAGCCACTCTTGTGGAGTGTTTTGCGTTGTTACTTGGTTCATCTTTTATCCTTTAAATTTTAAGCTATTTCGCCTAGTTGCTCTAATCGCCAGCGCGGCAAATCTAGCTCGTGAAATAGCACATCTTCGCCGCCTTTATAGTTCTTGATATTTTCTAAAACTTCAGTGTATGCTGCTCTGCCGTCTTCTATGAAGCGAGGAGTAACGTAAAAAGCGAATGGCTTACACGGACTTTCATTAGGAATGACAAAAAAAGCGAAAAAATCCGCCTTAAAGCCCGCAAGTTTTAGCGTATCAACGTAAAAAGCCGCCTGTAAATGATAATTTAGGCGGTAGGCCTCGTCCTTAAAACTAAATTCCTCCGTGCATTTGGAAGTTTTAAGATCGTAGATAATGCCTTGCTTCTGATCGTAGGCATCCATTCGCGCGCGCCTAATAAGCCCGTCGTCATTTACGAATAGGCTGTGTTCGTTTAGCGTATCTTTCAAATACTCGCCGAACATTACGCGCCCATTATTTATCATTATGCGGGATTTTTGCACATTTAACGGAGTAAGGTTAAATTTATCCTCGTTGTAGCTTTCGGGCTCTAACAAGCCCTTATGCACCGCCGAGCCGAGCTCTAAAGCGGGGCTTGGCATACTTAAAAGCTCGGCGCGCTTAAAATATAACTTCGGATCGCGCCTTGCGTCTTTGAGCCCGCTAGAGCTTATGCCCTCTAGGCTATGATACTCCTCGTTTTTTATTTCGCTTGGCGGGATCAGCCTGTTAAACGGGTATTTAAACCCGCCTAAATCAATCTCAAGCATTTAACACCTCGATTTTGCTTAGGTTTGTTATTCCCGCCGCAGCTAACATATCTTTGATTTTTGCTGCTAGTTTTTCGTGCGAAGCGTTTGCGATGGCCTTTACCTCAAACTCGGCGCGGATCGTATAGATAACCTTACCATCTCCTGTGTCGCGCGGCTTTTGTAAGACTTCGCGCTGCGCCTCGTAAAAAGCTTGCTTATTTGCCTCCGTTTTTGCGCGCTCTGCCGCTTCGCGCGCGGCTTGCTCGACCGCCTCTTGTTTTTCGCGCTCCGCTCTTTGCGCGGCTTCTTGCCTCTCTCTTTCGGCTCGCGCTAGAATTTCAGCCTCTCTAGCCTTTGCTTGCGCCTCCAGCTCTGCTTTTTCTCGCGCGGCCCTCTCCTCCGCTTCTTTTCTTGCGCGCTCTGCTATCTCTGCATCGCGCCTTTGTTTTTCTTGCTCGGCTAGCTTGGCTTGCAAAATTTCGTTTTCTAAAGCGGCAATTTTGCCCTCGATAGCTTCCTTTGTAGGTTTAGCAAGAGAGCCCGCAGCAGTTACTGCGCTTAATTTGATTAGATCGCTTACATTTATACGCTCGAAATTTAGCCCCTTTTCATCGCAGAGACTTTTCATATATTCGTTTATGCGCTCCGCGATCTGCTCTAGCTTGGCGTTTTCAAAAGCCGCCACGCCGTCGGCTATCTTTTGGCGTCCGTCGGAGATGATGGCTTCGATCTCTTTTTTCTCGTTTTTTAGCTGATTGATAGGCGCCGAAAGCTTGTCGATGAAAAACTTATATCGATCGCCGATTGCGGTTTTGACTTTATTGAAATTTGCCATCACCTTTTTGGCTTCAGGGATATTCTCGTCGGTTACTTCGATCGAGTATTTTTCCACCTGCATTGCCACGCCCGCTTTGATCTCCTCAAAATTCGTAGTTAGAATTTGATTGTCCGCCGTCTTTGCCTCGTATGATACGACTAGTTCCATATTTTCGCTCATTCCTCGTCCTTTGCATTGTAAGATTTAATAAACGCGATAAAATCGCCGATCGTCGTGTATTTATCAACTCTCATCAATGAGAGGTAAAATTTAAACTCTTTTAAGCTCATTGTTTTTATCCTTTAAAATTTGCTTGCATTTTGCGGCCGTTGTGACAACCGCACCAAAGCCAAAACCAACCAGAAAAGCTACGACAAAACTCATCTTAAAATCCCAAATCTTAGGTTTGAGATCGTAAATTTCGTATGCTTTCTAAATAGTCTTTTCAGAAGCCGTAGCATCGTCATTCTCCTTTTTTCGCTCCGCCACCCTTGCCAGTAGTGCGAGGTCTATCAGCAGATCGCCTACGCTCATTCTGCTCATCTTAGAAACTTCGCATAGATGATCCGCTACGGAGTGCAGATAATCCGAAATGCTATCCGCAAACTCCGCCGCAGCGTCTTGAAACTCTTGATTTTTCATCGTTTTCTCCTTAAAAAAAACATCCATAAAAGAGCCTCCAATGTAAATTTCATTTGCGGGGATCCCCGCCACAAGGAGCAAAGCGGAGTGGGGGCTCATTTATGGATACGGCGGCTGTGCTCGGGAGCTACCCGCAAAAACTATCTAACGTGACGCAGAAGCGATCTGCGCGGCTACAAAATAGCGCACAGCCATAAAAAGAATTTGACAAGGATTTTTCTACCCCCGAACTTGTCGCTATCGGGGCTGAACACGGGTATGGGATTTCGTTCTCATACGGACGCTTCCCGTAGCTTCTGCCCGACGCGGGCTAGGTGTGGGTCACCTTGGTTTTGATGGGAGTATCTTACCAAAAGTAATATTAAAAATTACTTAAAGTAAGGGAAAAGGTAATAAAAAGTAATGAGCTTTTTGTTAGAATTAGTGGTATAATTTCAAAAATTATAAAAAGGCGGGCCAATGCGCGCGATTTTGTTTTTTATGTCAATGTTTGTTTTTCTGTATAGCCAGAATAGCGACGATTTATATGCAATAGAGGGCGCCGATTATAATAAATCTGCTCTAAAAAAGATCATTCTCGATTTTGAAAGTAATGCTATCACAAAAGAGCAGGCAAAGACCGAAATAACAAAAGGGTGTGAAAAAGGGGATTATCTTTCCTGCGTTTTTTACGCCAAACATATCGGACACAATACGGAAGCAGATTTTGGAAAAGTAGAAAAAATGATGTTAGAAAGAGCAAAACGAGATATATTATGGTTTCATCGTATAGGACATATTTATAGAAAAACATTGTTAAAAGCCGACACCAAAGATCTAATGAGCGACGGCGGGAGGCTTAAATTCCTCCTTGAAAAAACAAAGTATTATTCAGAAAAATCATGCAAAATGGACTTTGTCTTCGCCTGTTTTGATTACAGATTGCTAAAAAACATACTGGCGCTAAAAGGCATTGACGCTTGCCTAGAAAAAGGCTACACAAAAGAGGTTATAAATTTTATGGAAAAAATTTATACTATTTTAGACGATAATAGTATTGCTTGCCCTTTGGCAAATGGCTATATAGATGCTGCCAATAAAATTAACCAGTATTTCCCCTCCGACAAACAACAAGAAAAAAGAGACTATCAGAAAAAAGCATTCGAGCTTATGAATAAAGAACAAAACCAAGAATGTTCTTATAATATTTTAGGGAATATATATTTATTGGGAACTGGCACAGAGATTAATTATAAGCAAGCTTTATATTGGTATAACAAAGATATTCAATCTAGCGGGCTTACTAGACAAAATTCTTATCATTCGCTAGGCTGGATGTATCTAAACGGCAAAGGCGTTAGGCAGGATATAGATAAGGCGATTGAATACTATGAGGCGGCCGGCTTTTCTAATAGCTATTATGCATTAGGACTGATTTACAGGGGGCTTAAGAACGATATAAAAAATGCCAAAGAATACTTTGGTAAGGCTTGCGACGGCGGGTATCAACCGGGATGCGATGAATATAAGAACATCAATATGAGCGAAAAACCATCGACCTCGCACTCTTTGAATTTAAATAAATTTGAATAAGGAGTTACAAAATGAAAAAGCTGAATTTGGTGTTTTTAGCAGCCGCGTTATCCGCGTGGGAAGGCTATGACTGGGATAAGGGAGATTACGTAGAGATTGAAAAGGGCAATCTCGTCCGATCGGGCAGAGATATAAAAATTTACGACTATTCCGACGACGAATATAAAGATGTCGAAGTTCAATCCATACGGAAAACATACGGGGGGAAGGTCGAGGTCGAGGTGCTAGACCCTAGCTCGGGTGAGACGCGCACGCTAGAAATGGACGGCTACGAAGACAGAAAGCGTAAAGCAGGCAGTTTTGACGAACCGTTAGATTTAGACGACGAGCACGAATAATTTAAGGACAGAAGCAACCCATGCACCGGTAAAAAAGGCACGAAAAAGCCGAAATGGTAAAAAGTGCCATACCAAGGCAAGTGCAAGCCGAAACCTTTCTTCCTATCTGATTTTGCATAATTTCTAGACTATAAAATAACTCTTTTTTATTTGTTCTAGCGTTTATTTTACCGTCATATTTTGCACCTTGTTATTTAAAATTATTTCCTAAAACCTCTTAGAATTGATAGAATACGATCCGACTACGCGCCCTATGATCTCGACGTCTAAATTCTCCTGAACCATAATAGGGTCGTAATCTTTATTGTCGCTAATCAACGATAGGCATGGGCGCTTTTTAAATCGTTTGATGAATAATTCGCCGTCATATCTGCAAACATAAATGGCACCCTCTATCGCCTCTTGCCCGTCGTGGCAAAATACTATCAGATCGCTTTCGTGTATAGTCGGCTCCATTGAGTTGCCGAAACAAGGAATTATCCCTATCGTGGCTTTTGGGCTTACGTTAAACATTATCCTTAAATCTTCTGGATTAAACGGGAGCAAATCATACTCGCCTAAATCGCCATTTTGAGCGCCAAAACCCGCTGAAACTACGCCATCCTTGAAGAATGGAACGTAGATTGTATTCTCGCTGGTTGAAATTTGCTCTACATCCGGGCTTTCTATTTCATCGTTCAGCCAATATTCCACTGGGTAGCCTGAAAATTTAGCAAGTTTCGGCAGATATTTTTTTGTTCCCTTGCTGTCATTTTGCCATTGGCTTATTAGAGACTGTGAAACACCTACAATATTAGCCAGCTCGACCGTGTTTATACCCCTAGTAGACAACAAATCATTGATCTTTTGCCCGAAAGTTTTCATCTGATCCCCTTATAAAGAAATTACTTTTTGTAATATTTTATAATTTTTCGTTACGAAAATCAAATTACTTTAAGTAACGTTTAATCTAACTAATAGTAATATAAGGTTATGGAACAAATTACATACAGAAAAAAATTGAAAAAGTTTTTACGTAAATTTTATAGCTCCGACGGAACAATTTGCGTCTATTTGGCGGGAACAAACGACAAAAAGCCTAATGGAGACGTAAGATTTGCCGCCTATAAAGAGCTTAGACACCCATACGATAAGTGGGGCACCAACCTCCCATCATATATCAAAGAACAAGACGAAAAGGCTGCCCAATGACCGCAGACCTTGCTTTTGCCCTCGGCGGGATAATCGCGCTTTGCGTGGGGATTTGGAGAGCTAGACGTGAAAGTCAAGCGCGAGATTAAAAAGCGCGGACGGAGTTTATAAAATTTAGGACGCGCCGTCATAAAATTACCGCGTTTTGGGATAAGTTTAAAGGAAAACAAATGAACCTAGAAATTTTTAAAAATTCAAAATTTGAGATTAGAGGCGGGCTAATGGATGGAGAGCCTTATTTTTGCTTGAGCGATGTTTGCAAAATTTTAGACATAGCAAACTCGCGAGATGCGAAAACAAGGCTAGATCAAAAGGGGGTAGCTACTACCGACACCCTTACGAACGGCGGAATTCAAAGGATGGATTTTATCAATGAGCCGAATTTGTATCGCCTCATTTTTCAAAGCCGCAAGCCTGAAGCGGAAGCTTTCCAAGAATGGGTATTTAGCGCCGTGCTCCCCGCCATCCGCAAACACGGCGGATATCTAACCCCCGCAAAGATCGAGGAGGTGCTAAACGATCCCGACACCATCATAGCCCTAGCCCAAAACCTCAAAGCCGAGCGCGCCAAAAGAGAGCAACTCGAAGCCGAAAAGGCGGCGAATGCCGGATATGTGAGCTTTGCCAAATCAGTCGAAGCTAGCGTCGATAGTATCCTGATCGGAAATTACGCCAAGCTACTAAACGACAGAAGGGGCATATCTATCGGGCAGAATAGACTATTTGACTTCCTGCGCGCTAGTGGTTATCTCATCAGCGGAGGCGCGCGCCACAACGTGCCTTATCAAAAACACATAGAAAACGGCTATTTCGAGGTCACGACGCAGACATTCGCGGGACCTGCCGGCACGCATCAAAAATTCACCACCAAGATCACGGGCAAGGGGCAGGTAGCCCTTGCAGACGAAATAGTCGAATACTTCAAAGGAGAGAGGATATGAGCGAAAATTTAAGCGACGGATACGCCATATGCTTTAATAGATGGCTTTTTGACGATAGAATAAGGGCGCAGCTGCCCCTTTTGCTTTTGATTTCGTCTTTGTCGGCAAAAGAGGGATATTGCTATGCCTCAAATCAATACTTCGCGGAAAAATTTAAAACTTCTAGCGTGACTGTATCGAAGTGGATATCCGAGTTGAAAAAATACGGATACATAGAAACTGAGGATGAAAAATTCGGCGCAGTAGTGACGAATAGAAAAATCCGCATAGTAGATTTAGCGGTTAAAGAAAACTTTAACGGCGATTATCGCCCAGAGGAAACCGCGGTTAAAGAAAATGATAACGCCGTTAGCGAAAACTTTAACGGCGGTTATCGAAAAGTTAATCCGGCGGTTAAAGAAAACTTTAACGGCTATAATATGTGTAATAATACAAGCCATAATATTACAAGCCAAGAATATTACAAGCCTCTAAAAAGTAGCTCGCTATCGCTCGCTAACGCGCGCGAGGCGAAAAAGCAAGAGGTTTTTAAAATTCCCCCATTCATAAATCCCGAAATTTGGAAAGACTTTGAAGCGATGCGGAAGCAGATCAGAAAGCCTATGAGCGAGCGAGCTAAAAAGCTCATCATCTCAAAACTTCAAAGCCTAGGGGAGGACAAGGCAAACGAGATACTGGAGCAAAGTATCGTAAATTGCTGGCAGGATGTCTACCCTCTAAAGACGGGCAAAAATACTGACAAAGAGGACGAATATGCCGATGTGCCGATGTTCGCAAGCGACAACCCGATCCTAAAAAATAACTTCCTAAGCCGTGATATGAGCGTAATCTACGATAGAGCCGCGCAAATCGCCATAGAGGATGAAAGACTGCGGAGTAGCCCCGCACAAATCGAGATGAAGGATCGCAGATGAGCTACAAAGAGAAATTCATAAACGAGATTTTGTTTCAAGGCAGAGCTACGCCGATGCAGGTGAAATTTCTAGCCGAGGGCGCGCTGAAAAACATCGCGGATAAAGACCTCGGAGAGTTTGCAAATTTCGCTTTCAGTCTCAAGACGAGATACGACAACGCCATCCAAACGATCATCAATGCCGCCAACGAATATCAGCGAGAAACTACGATGCGCTTGCTGAAGCGAGGAGGTGCGTTTTCGGATATTGCGTCGCTTAAAAATTTCCTAGTGCAATACTTCAAGCGCAAATTGGTAGCGTGCGGCGTGTATCCGTTTACCTGCACGAGCATATCGATGAACGAATTTGGGGAATTTATCAACGACAACACCAAAAAGGCAATATCTGCAGCAGACGAGATAGATTTTCTTACTGCACTTCTAAAAGAGCAATACGCTATCGGCGAATATAGAGGCGAGCTTTTAGCGCGAAACATCGAAAATTTTCAGCGCGCCAAGGAGGGGCGGCTTAAAGAGGCGCCGAAGCTCGAAAACAAGCAAACGCCCGCAAACTCCGAGGGCTTTACGAAGCTGCTTGAAAAAGTGAGGTCGGTATGCTAGGCTTTTTTGACTACTACACTTCCGCGCCTTTACCTTTTCAGGGGCAGAAGCGTAATTTTGCAAAAAAATTTGCCGAGGTTTTGGGCGAATTCCCCGATGACGCGATCTATTTAGACCTTTTCGGCGGCAGCGGGCTATTATCTCATATCACAAAGCGCATTAAACCCGAAGCTCGCGTGATTTGGAACGATCACGACGATTATTACGGGCGGTTTATGAAGCTCGATCAGACGAATGAAATTTTAGAGCGCTGCAATGAGTTTTTAAAGCTCTATCGTAGAGATGAAAAAATTTCACAGCCGCATAGGGAGGAAATTTTAAAAATCATATCCGAGTATGAAGAACCTGATTTTATCTCTCTATCCTCTCGCCTGCTTTTCAGCGGGCAATATGCGCATTCCTTTGTGGAGCTTAGCAAAAAGGCGCTTTTTTCGACCCTAAACGGCGCGTCTTTGTTTGCGAAAGCGGATGATTTTTTTGACGACATAGAGCGCACAAGCTGCGATTATAGCGAGCTTTACGAAGCACATAAAGAGGAGGATATCGTGCTAATCTGCGATCCTCCCTATCTACAAACCGATCGCAACGGCTACGTGATGGGCGGTAAGCCTTGGCGGATGAGGGAATTTTTGCGGCTTTATCAGATGCTGCGGCACCCGTTTATATTTTTTAGCTCAGAGCGTAGCGATTTTGGCGCATTTTTTCAGTTTGATGTAGGGCGCGGAAGCGCAAACGACTATGTCCGCTGCGCAAAGAAAGCCGTCCGCACCGCCCACATGGGCAAGCATGGCAGATACGAAGACGAAATGTATTGGAGCGCGAGATGCTAGAGCTTAATAAAATTTACAATACCGATTGCTTGGAGTTTATGCGCTCTATGCCTGATAGCTATGTAGATTTAATTCTGACCGATCCTCCTTATGAAATTTCAATGGGGGGTAGCGGTACATTAAAGAGCGGTAGGGTATATTACAGAGGGCAACTTGATAAAATTGCAAACGGCTTTGATACGGAAACAGTATTAAATGAATGCGAACGAATTTCTAAAAAAATGAATCTGTTTTGTTTTTGCTCCAACAAACAAAACACCAAAATAATGGGATGGGGAGAGAAAAAAGGATATAGCACAACCCTGCTTGTCTGGTATAAGCCTAACGCCATCCCCTTTATAAATAACACTTTTAAAAGCGATTTGGAATTTTGCGTATATATACGAGGAAAAGGCACTAAAATTAAAGGGACGTCAAAATTATTCACCCATAATTGCGGTAAAAGCAAATACGGACATCCGACTGAAAAACCGCTCGAAATAATCGAAAAGCTGATTTTAACCGCATCAAACGAGGGAGATTTGATTTTTGACCCTTTTATGGGTAGCGGCACGACTGCGGTAGCTTGCAAAGAGTTAAATAGAAGCTTCATCGGCTGCGAGATAGAAAGCAAATACTGCGAAATCGCCGAGAAAAGATTAAGAAAAGCGGTAAGGAGTTTGTTTTGAGACTATCCAAAGCGAAGTTCGAAGCTTTTAAAAACTTTCTAGCCTACGAACACCCTATGTGTCAAATTTGCGCCAAAGCTCCGAGCGTTGAGCCGCATCACGTGAAATTCGGACGCTATGGAGCGGACAAGGACGATAGAAAGCTGATCGCAGTATGTAGAGCCTGCCATCAGTGGTGTCACGCACACAAACACGAGAGCATAGAAAAATACGAGAGGTTGGCGGATGAGAATTGGGCAAATTTCCAAATACAGGGCTAAAAAGACCGCCTACAAAGGCGCGATATACGATAGCGCCAAAGAGGCTCGCAGGGCGGCGGAGCTAGAGCTGCTACAAAGAGCGGGCAAGATCAAAAACCTTAGGCGACAGGTGAAATTTACTCTGCAAGATAAATTTCAATATCGTGGCAAAACTATCAGAGCGATAGAGTATATCGCCGATTTCGTCTATGAAGCGGACGGGCTCATCATCGAGGACGTCAAAGGCTACCGCACGCCCGAATACAAGATCAAAGCCAAGATACTGAAAAGACTGATAGCAAACGGCGAGATAGACGGAGAATTTAAGGAGAGTTAATTGGAAGATATAAATACTCAACATCTTAGCGTTTTTTATGCCGTCTTGGATAAATTTTATCCCGAGTGGGAAAAGAGAGTCGACGACTATTTTTTAACCGAACTATCTTTTTTAATCCGCGAGGTATTTAAAAGCCCCTACACGGACGAAACGCTAATAAATAACTTAAGGCAAAGCGAAGTAAGAAAATACCAAGCCGAGTTAAGAGCGATACTAAACACGCCCAAAGAGGCTTTAGAGTGGATACTCAAACATAGGATGAGCGAGGATAGGCGCAAGATGTGCGAAACGAAGTATTTAAAAAAGACAGCGACAAAAGATAGAGATTAAATTAAAGGGCGAATAGTGGCAAGATCAATTATAACCACCGAGCAATGGGCGAGAGCAAAAGAGTATTTTGAAAGCGGGGTTAGCTTATCGGAGATTGAGAATAGGACAAATATCACAAAGGGAGCCATAAGCAAAAAGAGCGTAGCCGAAAAGTGGGTTAAAGGCGGGGCAAAGAAACAGTTAATAGCCCAAGCCGTCGAAGTTAGAACGGCGAAAGAAACGATTTTAAACACCGCTGTTTCTATTGAGGTGCATAATGAGCTAGTAGATGAGGCCACGAGGCACTTAACTTATTTCAAAAATGCCGCGCTACGCAATCAAAAAAAGGCGGATGAGATGCTAGAGATGAGCGACACCATTTCAGACATCGAGGCTCACAGCAGGATAACCGCGCGTAATAAAGAGACCGTGCTAGGTAAAGAGCCCGCCACACAGATCACCAACGCGCAGCAGACGAAAATTCAGATCACCAGACGAGAGATAGGAGCGAGCGATGAGTGAGCTATCTCTTGATCTGCGCTACACGCCGCAGCAAAAGGCGGTATTTTTCCAAAACGACGCGCGCTTTTGCACCATCGAAAAGGGCAGGCGTTTCGGTTTCACCAAAGGCACGGCGAACGCTTGCATCGAGTGGCTGCTTGAGGGGCAAAAGATACTCTGGGTAGATACGATAGCGGCGAATTTGAAAAGATATTTTGAGCGGTATTTCCTCCCCGAGCTGCGGCAGCTGCCAAAGGAGCTGTGGAGCTGGAACGCGCAGGATAAGCAGCTTAAAATTGGCAAGGGCTATCTTGATTTTCGCTCCGCAGAACGCCCCGAAAATATCGAGGGTTTTGGATATGACACGGTCATCCTCAACGAGGCAGGCATCATCCTCAAAGACCCCTACCTATGGGACAATGCGATCTCTCCTATGCTACTTGACAATCCGAACTCTCGCGCATTCATCGGCGGAGTGCCGAAGGGGAAAAACAAATTTTTCGATCTGGCGCAGCGCGGGATGAGAAACGAAAAAGGCTGGCGGAATTTTCAGTTTTCTAGCTACGACAACCCGCTTTTGCAAAAAGAGGAGATCGATCGTCTCGTCGCAGAGCTAGGCGGAGCGGATAGCGACGTAGCAAGACAGGAGATTTTCGGCGAGTTTTTGGATACGACGTCAAATTCCGTGTTTTCTTTGGCGGCTATTGAAGCCGCGTTTCGCAAGCAGAGGTATTTCGACGCAGGCGCGTCCGTGATCTGGGCTCTAGACGTAGCCAGAGAAGGGGACGACGAAAGCGTGCTCTGCAAAAGGCAGGGCGATAGCGTAGAAGCTTTGAAGCCCTACCGCATAGCTAGCACGAGCGAGCTAGCGCGTGAAATTTACGGCGAGTATGAGAGAACCGATCTCAAGCCTCACGCAATCTATATCGACACTATCGGAGTGGGCGCGGGGGTGTTTGACACTCTGTGCGATCTAGGGTTGCGCGGCATTGTTCGCGAGGCAAAAGGGAGTTTCAAGGCAAGTGATGAGCGCAAATATGCGAACAAACGCGCCGAGATGTATTTCAACCTGCGCGAAAAGCTCCCGCTTCTTGCGATCGCGCCCGACGAGGAGCTTAAAAGGCAGCTTCAAACGATAGCTTTCTATTTCGACAAAAAGGAGCGGTATCTGCTGATGCCCAAAGAGGGCATCAAAAAAGAGTATGGGCGTAGCCCCGATCGCGCCGACGCGCTGGCGATGAGCTTTTTTGATCTATGCCCGATACTTCAGAGCAGAAAGGAGGAGCGCTATGGCGACTACGCATGGTGAAAAGTCCATAAATGCTGTAGATTTGGGACGGGAATATGATTATATTTTTGACCGGATTAATCCTGCGCTAGTGCGATCTTTTGCGAAGCTTAACGACGAGGCGCTAAAACTCACGCTATATGCATATTTTTGCGATTTGGCACAAGGAAGCGCGCGCATACCGAAAAAAAAGGCAAAAACAAAAATGGCTGAAATTTTAATACGGCAAGGGAAAAATTTTAAAAAGGTGGCGGAGCTCACGGGGATAGGACGCTCAACATTTTATAAGCTAGGAGGAAAAAATGGACGATAGGACGGCATATCTGCAGGAGCTTAAAACTGCGGCGATGGACGGCTACGAACACTACAAGCAAGGTTTCAAAGATTTGGAGGAGGCGTATTTGCTGATCTTGCGCCCCGAGCTAATGGAGAGCCTGCAAAAGCGCAACAAAAGTAAAAACTATATCCCGAAGCTCAATTCAAAGGCGAAAAGAATTTATGACGGACTTACGGAGACTTATTTTAATAACGATAAATTCGCAAAGCTCGAACCCTACATCAACTCCTCGGACGACGTGATCGATAAATGGCAGGCGGCGATTGATCATTACGCGGAAAGCATAAATCTATACAAAACCTTTGCGCCGATATTCTTACGCGCGCCGTTTTCGGCAAGCTGCGCGGTAAAGGTGTATTGGAGCAAAGATCGCGCAATGATAGACGAAGTGAGCCTGCAAGATCTATATTTCGACCCGGGCGCGCGCGGACTAAACGATATATCCTATCTGGTGCATAGGATATATCTTAGTAGCGAGGACATTTTGAGCTACGGCAAAAGGGGCGTTTTCAGGATAGAGAACAAAGAGGCTTTCGCAGACAAAAAGCCGTATGAGAGATTTGAAATTTATGAAATTTACGAGTTGCGCGGAGGCAAATGGTATGTTTCTAGCCTTTATGAAAACGAGCTTTTGCGCGATGCGGTAGAACTGCGAGACGGACAGCCTTTCATAGTGGGCTATATGCTGCCGCAGATCAGATGCACGGACGAGGAGATTTACGTCAGCGCCTACGGCGAGCCCGCACTTGCCTCAATGCTTCCGCTGCAAAACGAACTCAACGTCAATAGAAACTCAATCACCGACGTCATTCGCCAGCAGGTCGCGCCGAAAATCATATTGGACAAGGCTTCAATGGTGGAGCGGGGCGAGCTTGAGAGCGTAGGCACGCCGATATACACAAATCAGCCGAGCGCCGTGCAGGTTTTGCCCGCGGGCGACATAGGCGGAGCGATGGCTGCGCTTCAGGTCATCGAAAACGAAATGAGCGAAGTTAGCGGCGTCTCTCCACAACAAAACGGCGCGACGACCGTGCGAAAAGAGACCGCCACGATGGCAAGCATAATGGCGAACGAGGGCAGCGTAAGGCTTCAAGGCTATATCCGCACGTTCAACGAGACCTTTTTCGAGCCGATATTTGAACGGCTTGCGTTTTTGGTGTGGAAATATGCCGATCCAATCTTTTTTGCGGGCTTTGGGCGCGGCGAGGTGCCGAGTTTTAAAGTCAATCTAAACACGGGCATAGGGGCGCTGAATAAGGAGGTGCAAAAGCAATCCTTGATGGATGCGGCGAAAATGATCGGCGCGCAGTTTGGAATGTGTTTGCAGATAGGCGATCAGGCGGGAGCAGCCGCGATGAAAGAGGCGAGCAAAAAGCTTCTTTTGGAGCTTCTGCCGCTATACGGTATCAAAAACGCAAGCGAGTTTATCGGCGAGCGCAGCGGGCTAGAGCAGATGATTTTGCCGCCGCAGATACCGCCCGATATAAATCCAATGCAAGGAGGAAATAATGCTTTCTAACACGCAAAAAAAGGTTTTTGACGCCACTATTTCAAATTTGACGTCAAATAAAGAGCTTGAGCCGATTTTGGGAAGTGACGCCGTGAGGAAATTTCTCGTTTTGCTAAGTATCAAATACGAGGAATATCTAATCGCGGCGCAAGATGAGAATACAAGCGACGAAAGGCGCCTGCGGGCAATGGATAAGGTGAAGCTAATAGAAAGCTTTTTTGAATTTTTTGAAAACTATACAGGAGAGTAGAGATGACGGAGCAAGACGCAATCAACGCATTGGTAGGCGAATTAGAAGCGAGCGAGGGGCAAACGGAGCCACAGGAAGCGCAAGGTGCAGAGCCTACGGAGGGGCAAAAAACGCAGCAGCCGCAGCTTACGCAAGAAAATCTGCAAAATATGATAACAAGCGCTATGCAGGGCATAGAGGAGCAAAAGGCGGCGCAAGAGGCGGAAAAAGCTAAAGCGGCGGAGCAGGCAAAGGCGGCGCAGCTTCCGCCCGAGCAACAAGCGCTGCTCGATAGTATGGGCTTGCAAGGAATGCCGCAGATGCAAGAGCAGATCAAGCAGCTTCAAGAAGCGCAAGCCCAGGCACAAGAAGCGGCGCGCAAGAGGGCGGTTTTTGATAAAAATTTAGACCAATTCAGCAAAGACTATCCGACCATCAAGCCCGAGGAGATGGGAAAATGGGCGGAGCAAAATGGCTTTTTGCCGCTGCTTGGCGAAAACTACGACGGCTGGAAAGCGGTAGCAAACGCAATGATAAAGATCGCAACGCCTACGCAAAAGCCTGACGAGATCATCGATACGAACAAATCGGGCGGAGAGCTCGGAGCGTTTGATAGGATGAAAAAAGGCGAGGACGTAAGCGACGTAGAGATCGGTGCGGAGCTTTTAAAACAAGCGGGATTTTAAGGAGGACGAGATGGATATGATGGGTTTAGCTACAAATTTTGCAAGCTTGCCTGCAAATTTAGCAGGAACAAATAGTGGATGGAATTTTCTCGATATGCTGAAGGGAGTAGGAAATGGTGCGTTAGGCCTGTTTTCAGGCTCGGGCGGAGGCACTCCTAATTGGTTACAGGCAGTAGGATTGGCTGGTGGTTTGTATTCTGGTCTGCAGCAGCAAAAAGCGGCTAACAAAGCCCTGCAAATGCAGCAAGACGCATATAATTTCAACAAAATGCTTTCGCAACGCGAGATCGACAGACAAGATCGCGCTCAACAAGACCTATATAACGCCTATAACGCTTCGACGTATGCGAGGTAGAAAATGGCTTTTTTTAACCCCCATAAGGTAGATTTCAACTACGATACGAGGATGATAGATGCAGTCGGAGCGGTCGGTAGATCGCTCTATGAAATTTATAAGGACAATGTGGCGAAAAATCAAAATCAGGCGCGCCTTGACGAGACGAACCGCGCAAATTTGATGAAAGAATACCTATACGGGCAGAAAAATCAAGAAACCGCGCGGCACAATCAAGCGGCGGAATCCGAAACCTCAAAGAAAAACGCTTTCGATCAAGATTTGGGGCTGAGGAATTTTTACAGCACCGACGCGCTGCGTAGAGCCCAAATCGGCAATCTATATGCCGACAACGCAAGGCAGAACGCGCAGCTGCAATGGAATATGAGCCAAGCGCGAGATAAGGCGCAAGCTGAGCAGGAAAAGCAGGCGGGCATAGATATGGCGTGGTATAACGCGGGGCAACAAGGCGGGCAGTTTAAGGATCAAGCCCCGAATTTGAGCTACGCGGAGAAAATCAATCTGGGCAGGCAGTATAGGTTGCAAACCGAAGCGCAAGGAGGAATTTACAAGGCGCAAGAGCCTATTTTGAAGCAGCAGGAGGCGCAACGCAAGCAAAAGCAGATCGACGCCGAAGCGGATATTATATTTTCGCAGCTCGGCGGGCAAATACCGCCAGGCATGACCGACCCGCAAGCACAGCGCGAGTATATCAACGCCTACGCCGCAGCAAAGACGAACCCGCAGCTAGTGAAGCAAACCGAGACATCGGCGGGGCAGAAAAACGCAATCGCGCTAAATCAAAAGAAATTTCTAGAAGGGATGAGTGCCCTTAATGCCGGTGAGAATTTCATCAATACCACTTCGAATTTAAATAGTCTTACGGGCAAGGGTATCGAGACGCAAAGCGGAATATTCGATAGAGCCGTAAACACTCTAGGATCAAACGTCAGCACCGATGCGGCAGCCTTCAACGCCTCCGCCGATCGCTGGGCTAGAGCGAGACAAAATCTGCAAAAAGGAAACGGAAATTTTAACTATACGACCTTTAGAGATAATCTCAATCCTGGGATTACGGGCTCGCAAACCGCACAAGAAACCGCGATAAATTCATACATACAAGACCTGATGGAAGTCCAAAACGTGATAGATAATCTAAGGGCTCAAGGTTACGCGGGAGCCGACGACTACCAAAGACAGCTCGATGCGAAAATGAAATCGATAGAGGACATAAGGGAGCTGCTGGCGGGGAAAAAGAAAGGTGCGAAAGCAAGCAGCGGGGAGGCGACTCAGCTATTTATGCAAAAAATGGGTATGCCCGTAAACGCTGCGCCGATAAATTCCGCTCCGCAACCGCCGCGAGGATATCCAAGCGATGATCTGCGCCAAGAACTGGACGCAATAGGTATTTTCAACGAGGAGTTTTAGATGAATGCGAGAAGCTTTTTAGGCGATGAAAAAATAGGCGCGCTGATGCAACAAGGGTATTCGCCTGAGCAGATCACGAACTACGCCAAAACCGAATATTACAAGCAACAGGGCGCGCAGCAGGCAAGCTTAACCCCACAACAAAACACAGCAGCCGTGCAGCCCGCAGCGCAAAATATACAGCAAACTCAGGGCTACACCCGAGTACCGATAAGAGACGAGCAAACGGGCGAAGTCGTGAATTCCGCACCTAAATTAGGGCTTGACGGGCGCCCAATCCCTGCTGCTCCTACACCTGGGCGTAGCGAGGAGGCGCGAGCCAACGAAAAAAAGAGCAAATTTTTAGGCGGGGCTTTGGATGGGCTAGGAATGGAGGCGAAAACCATTCTTGATAACTCATTTTTCGGAAGCGGCGAGCCCGCAAAAAGCAAAGATGAAATTTTGAAAGATAGGGTAGCAAAAGCATCTAGCAGGTCTCTTTTTCAAACCATAGCGGGGGATGAAAAAGACGCCACAGAGCTACAAAAAGATTTAGACTACATCGCGAAAAATGCAGGATATGATTTAGGCGCTGTGCAAACCAGCGACGGCAAAATTTATTTTGGAACCCGAGGCGCGGACGGACGAATTATCCAAAAAGAGGTTACGCCTAGCCTCTGGGATGACCTAGCCGCGCGCAAGACTGAGATAGCGGGAGGCGTTGTAGGTGCAGGGCTCGCGCCGTTTACCGGCGGGGCTAGCCTTGTGCCTATGCTAGCTATGAGCGCGGGAGGTAGCGCGATAGGCTCGATGAACGATCTGCGCCAAAAAGGAGAAGCGACGGGCAGAGAATACGACGCAAGCGATTACGCCTCAAGGGCGCTCCAAGCCGCGGGAGAGGATGCTTTGGGCGGCGTAGCGGTCGCAGGGGCGGGAAAACTCATAAAAGCCGCAGCGCCTGCGATTAAACAAGCGGGCGAAAGGATAATAAGCCCGGTAGCGAAAAACGCGGCAAAAATTGCGGATAATAACATTTTAGTAAATTTAATGCGTAGAGGCGTAACCGACAATATCGAGGGAGCCGAAGCGCAATATATCAAGTCTATGGGCGGAGAGGCGGAGGCTCTTAAAAATTTAGCCGCGAGTAAAAACGCATTGGGCGAGGAGGGATTTAAAAATTTTGCTAATGCTGAGCGATCTCTGCAAATCCCAAAAACTGGAAATGAAGCCATAGATAAAAGCATAAACTACATAAACGAAAAGGGGATTAAACCTGCCGAACAGACTATCAGGCGCGTAATTCAAGGGGAAAATTTAAACGAAAGAGAGGCGAACTTACTCGCAAGCGCTCTAAGCAACGATAAGGGCGCCGATCTAATCACAAGAAGTGTGGCGGGCGATGCCGACGCTTTCGCAAAGACCCAAAAAATTATGACGAATTTGAACTCAAGTTTTGCAAAAAATATCAATGAAAGCTTTAAAGACGCTCCGAATGTAGTGCAGGTTTTCAAAGACTACGAGGCGCGCACAAAAAATGATTTCGGAAACGTCATCAAAACGCTTGATAATGAATTCGGCACGTTGGGGCTTGATACTCGCGCGCTATCTGCTAGAGTGGGCGAGGCGCTAGAAAACACGCTACCTAAAGGTTCGCAGATTACCAAATACGCTATGAAAGGCATACAAAAGGGAGGTCTTGAGGGCTTGCAGGATGCAAGAGCTTTTTTAAACGGGGAAATTTCTACCCTAAAAAAAGCAAATGACGCGCTAAGCAGGGAGAGACTACTCGAACTAAGAGAAGCAAGGGGAATAATTGATGACGCGATAGATAGCACGCTGGATCAGTTTTCGCAAATAAATCCTGAAGTGGGCGCAAGAGCTAAAGAGCTAATGCAGACGGCACGCGCGGATTATAGTGCATACAAAGAGATAGAGCAAAGCGATCTATTTAAAAGACTGACGCGCGGAATGAAAAACACAAACGATCTTACTTCCGCCCTACTTAAAAGCGCAGACAACCAAACAGGGCTAAATTTGGATGAAGTGCTAAGCGTCCTAAACCCTGCCGAGCGTGCAAATGTAGAGGGCGGCTTGCTTAAAAACATCATAGAGCGCAACACCAAAGAGGGGATAACCGATTTTAAGGCCGCTTTGGAGCAAATAGATCAAATCCCCTTTAAAAGCGAACGAGTAGCGGGGGCGATAGATCAGCTCAAGGAAAGCGCGCCGATCCTTAAGAATTCAGGCGAAATTTTAAAAAAGCTATCCGAAATGACGCCGAAAACCGCCGAACTGCAACAAGGCATCGGCAAATCGATTACTGGAGCGTTTCAGGTAATGCTTAGAAACCGACTTGTTAATAAATTGAAATCCAAAATCCCTTGGTATGGAAATAATCAAGCCCTAAAAAACCATATCGTAAACGCCCTAAAAAACGCGGGCGATTTAGAGGGCACGATAAAAAATATCGAGGCAATACCCACAGAGGGTTTAGACAGCGCGACTAAAGACGGATTGAATAAATTTGTAAAAGAGGTTGTTCCTGAAATCAGGCAAATTTTAAAAACTCAAGAGGATGACGCTGTGAGGGCTAAATTTAACCCCGAGAAATTAAGAAAATCCTTGATAGATCCAAATTTAACCACGCAAGAAAAGGTAAATCTAGTCGAAATGGCCAAAAAGCAGATCAAAGAGGAGCTAGACGAAAAGGCGGGAAAGAAAGCGATAGACAAAATGCAACAGGCCGTGTTCGAGCTTCAAAAAGTCGACTATAAAAGCTTAAACGATACTCAAAAAGGTATTTATGATGTTTTTATGGGGAATAAAAGCACTACTACGCTAAAAGTTACAGATATGGACGATCTAATATCTTTAGAGCAGGGAAGCAGAAAGGCGGGGGCTAGAAAGATAATGATAAAGCACGGAGGACTAGATAAGACGGGAGGGCTCAACGGCGATGAGCTAGTAGACATTGAAAATGTGCTTTTGAGGGGTAAAATAGATAAAAATAGTTTTGAAATGCGGGATAAATCACTTAGATACGCTTATGACCTTAAAAAAGATGGGGTAAATTTAAAAGTGGTCGTTGACGAATTTAACGATGGTAAAAAAGTTTTTGATTATTATAGTGATCGAAATTTCATAAATAAAAAGGTCGCAAATATCAAGCAACAACCTGACCCAAATGCGACCTTTAACGGAATTATACCCCAAAACTCCCAAAAAGTAAAGGAACTTCCGCCCGCCGATCTTAGAAAGGCGATAATAAACGCTAAAGATGACAAAGAGCGCCTAGCCATAATAGAAAATCAAAAAGCAGGGATTAGACAAAGGCTCGAGAATGAGGCGGCAGGCGATAAAACCGCAGATAAACTGGCTAAAGAAGCACAAGGCTTGGCAGACAATAAACCCGCAGAGAAAAAATTTACTCTTGAGACAATTAAAAGCTTTGATCCAAGAAAGCACGGACACGCGTATTTATCCAAAATAAGCTTTAACGATAGAAAGCCCGTAAGGGAGTTTATAGACAGCAATACTCGTATGTGGGATAGTAAGCGTAAATATTATGAAACCTCTTACACTTTTAACGCCAAAGAGGGCGATATGTTTGAAGCTAGGCTGGATGATGGAAGCTGGAAAAGTGATACCAAAGAATATTATATCGTCAAAAAAGACGACAAGGGCGAGCTTTATTTAAGCAAGGCAAAAGAGCTATCCGATTTACAAAAAGAGGCTATCAAAGAAGCTGAAACCAAGAGTGAATGGAAGAGTAAAATTTCAAGCTCTACCGATGCTGTAAAGCTAAATAAGATAATGCGCGACATAGAACACACAGAAGCCATCACGCCCAATAATAGAGCCAAGCTATATGTGGCTATAACGAATAGATTAAAAGAGCTAAGAAAAACAGAGAGATAATTCAGGCGCGGGGCTATACCTCGCGCCAATAGCCTAGCTTGAGCGGATCTTGCTGGGCAAACGCCGAATTATACTTAAATTTATACAAATCCCTCAAATTTATTAAAAATCTTTCAATCTTGCCGCTTCAGTCCATAAATGCTGTAGATTATGGATGCTCAAAAAGCCAAAATTGCCTTAACTTTCAAAAGGAGAACGTTATGGCAATCACATCTACGGGCTTTCAAGCTCCAGCAACAAAAAGAGAAGGGTTAAAGCCCTCCGTCTACGATAGCATAATCCTAATCGGAGCGGACGACACCCCCCTCCTAAGTCTCATCGGAACTTCAAGCGTTACGAACACGGAACATAGTTGGCTAACCGACAATATCGCGGCGCCTAAAAAGAACGCACAACTTGAAATTAGCGATTTCGCCGATGATCGAAAATCGACTATTCAAAAAACCACTAACAGCGCGCAAATTTTCACTACCAACATAAGCGTATCTTACACGATGCAGAAGGTAGCCACCTACGGCGGAAAAGAGATGGAGCGCGAAACGGCTAAGCGCGCCAAAGAGCATAAGCGCGATATGGAATATGCCCTATTCGGCTTAGGTCGCGATACGGATACCAAAACATCCATATTCAAAGCTCCTACCCCACGAACCGATACGGTAGCGGGCGAGATGGCGGGAATGTTTTATTACATTTCCAAAGGAGAGGCGGCATTTGCTAGCGGCAGACGTGGCAACGTTCTTGCTTTCGATAGCAAGAAAGACTGGACCGGCACACCTTCGGTTTTAACAGAAGATACCCTAAGTGAAATTTTGCAAAACATTTGGGATGCGGGCGCAACGCCTAAAGACGTATTCATAGGCGCTAAACTCAAAAAGGCGATCAACGCTTTTGCTACTCGCCAATTCGGCAACGAAAAAAGCATCAATTCAAGCGTCGTAAGCCTTGATACCGACTTCGGAAAGGTAAATTTTAGGCTTCATAGGTACTTGTCCGAGCAAAATAAGCTAGATGACGTGCTGATTGCGGGCGACTTTAGCTTTATGAAAAACGGGCTTTTGATCCCTACTATGATCGAGAATGTAACCACGAGCAAGACCGCAAAACAAAAGCGCTACTACACCGAGGCAACGCTTGAGGTGCGAAATGCGGATGCTTTCGCAATCGGCGTAGGACTAAAGGTCAAATAATGACGTCGAAATTCGCAAAAGAATTTCTAGCTCATAAGATCGTGGGCGGTAAAAAAATGCCGCCCGATCAGATATTGTCCGAAATGTTTTTAGAGGCTATGCTGTGGACGGCGAACAAATGCACGCCTAGCGAACTATTGCGTAGCGTAGAGGATGAGCGAGTATATAGAAACGTCGCGAACGGCTTTTATATCACATACCCCGACAAGCCAAATTTTGATGACGAAAAAGAGCATATTATGATCGATGAGAGCCTGACGTATGCGGTAATCAACTACGTAGCATTTATCATCAATCAGGACGCTTTTTATAGGGATTTGGCGCTTGAAATCATTTCGGATTATATCGCAAACGACGGCAAAGAAAGGACATTCGATGACTGAGGAGGGATTTAATACGGCGCTTTTAAACGCCGAGGCAATATCGGACATCGATATTTTAGAGCTATTGCGAGTTTTGGCGGAGCGGCTAAAAATCCTTAATGCCCTCATCACCGCAAGCATATTAAAGGGGTAAAAATGGTATCGATTTATGAACTTAAACTAGGGGCTGAAAAGCTTGAAATTTTAAAAGCTCTAAGCGTGGAAATAGAAAAAGCGATCGCCTCTATCGGCAAGATCGACAATAGCCGCTTAAATGCTATCTACAACGACATACTGGTAAAAGCAAATCAGGTTTTGCAAAATACGAATACTACGCAGTCTTTAAAAGACGACGTGGATGTAAAACACAGGGATATTTCTGAAAAGGCTGCTGCGATAAATCAAAAATTCGCACAGCAGCAGGCTTTACTGCAAAGCCTGCAAGAGCTAAAAGTCAAAATAGAGGCTCTTATAAAAAGCAACCTAATAGACGATACCACACCTAAAGCCACAGCTACATATTCGAGCGAAAAGATTAGTGATCTACTACAACTAAAGCTAAATAAAACCGATCAAGCAG